TGGTGCTGAGCTGCTGCCACAGATGAGCCCGCCCACTCTATCAAAGCAACCGCTACTTGTACACCATCACAGGTTTATTCTCGATGCTGAAGCCGTCTCCTATGTCCTTGCCGTCCTTCAGGGCCTGCAGGGCTGCGCGCCTGTCTGGCTTGGGTGCTTGCTCCCTCAGATAGGCTACAGGCCAGTCCAGGGGGTCCTCTGGCGCCACAAGGGCAGGTGAGGAGCGCATGTATCCGACACCCTTGATCGATGTGCTCTCGCCAAGCTCAAGCCGATCGAGCATTAGATCAAGCCCTGAGGCCTTCGTCCAGACCATCAGCGACTCGGCCCGCTTCCGCAGAGCTGCCGCCTTGTCTGCTTCGCGCTTCCAGTGCTCAGCCTCAGCGGATGCGCGGTGATAGACAGCCCTGAGGGCTTCGATCTTATCTCCTGACGCATTCGCCCAGTGCTCAAGGATGACCTCGTCCTCGTCATCGAGAGCCCCGTCCCGGTCCATCATTCGATCGAGGATGCTGCGCGCTTCTTGGTGTAGCTGGATCGTTGTGCTCATGATGCCGCCCGCTCAAGCTCGATTAGGTTTTCGATGTCTCGACGGAGGAAGAGATACGGATACTTATTGCCGATCTGCTTCTTGTGGACCTGTAGACGGCCGGACTTGTAGAGCTTCTCGAAAGCATGCATAGACAAGCCCATCATCTCGCAGGCAGCGTCTTTCCTGATATACGAGCGCCGGTCATCGCTGGCTATAATCTGGAGCCCGGCAGCCTCAGACTTCAATCCTCTTGGCTCGACTTCTGGCTTTAAGCTGAGTTCGCTCCATAGCTGGTATTCCTTGCCGTTCGCGCTGCTCATCATCTGTTCAAGGTTGGCGGTGAGCGTCTTGATGTGCTCGCGCGTCTCAATGCGCGTTCTGTTCAGCTCTGCGAATGCGTCAGCAAATGAATCCATGCGGGCGTGTAGCTCCATCAGTGTGGATGCTGTGGCCTGGATTTGTGCGTAGAATTGGATCTTGGCTTCAACAGTTGTGGACATGGTGTCGCTCCTTAGAAAGGGATGTCTTCAAGTGGGTCATTGGTGGCGGGCGCTGCGGCATTCGGGCCGCTTGCGATAACGTCAAGAGCCCGCACATCGAGAGAGTTAAAGTATTTAACCTTTCCGTCCTTCGGGCTCGTCCATTCGCGCCCTCTGAGGTTGAACTCAAGCGCGACAATGTCGCCCGCTTGACAGTTATCGAGCAGTCCGCAGAGGTCGTTAGTGACCTGGAATTTGACCAGCTGCGGATACTTGGAATTGTCGGCTATCTCGACGACAAACTCTCTGACCCTGAATCGCTCTGAGACCTTACGGGTCTCCTCGATCAGGTAGACAGTGCCCTGGGTGGTGTTCATGGTGTGTCGCTCCTTAGATGGGCCTTCATGGCCTCCTTGATTGTCGCTCGAAGCTCTGGCGCCCCTATGGCGATGAGCACGAGCTGACGGATGAATTCTGACCGGGTGACGCCGAGCTTTCGGCACATCCCGTCGAGGCGGTAAGCCTCCGTATCGCTCAGGGTAGTCGATGCCTTGTGCGTCCTCATGACTCCCCCTGCTTGAGAATAAGGCCGGTCTCTGTGTCAATAGAGAACATTACCTGCCCATCGTGGGCCGCGAGGTCATGCCCCGCAACCACTGTGGCGATCCCGTTCTCAAGCTCGACAACAATCCAGGCGCCGCCAATCCTCATGATCTTGGTGCTCTCGTCTTCTCTGGGAATCAAGCCGCACCTCCTCGGACTTGCGCGAGCATCTCTTGCCCTGCTTCAGATGGAATGAACTTGGCGATCAAGCGCTGCACCCGATTAGCCGGCAGGGTAGCGACATCGTCGCCGCCTCGACTCACCTTTCGCACTATCTGCGCGACCTCGTCAGGCGTGGGCTGGCCTGGAGCCGATAGAAGCGCCTCTACGTACTTGTGTGGCCATCCGTTGCCCGCTGGAGGTGTAGGGCTCGCCTTATTGGCTGCGGGCTGTCTCTGGGCCTTCTGGGGCTCCTTGTCGCCCATGCTCCATCGGGGGTGATCCATGTCGTCTGTGGGATGGACGCGGGGCGCGATGAGTAGGTCGCGGATGAGATAGCCGAGGCTCGATGTGCGAGCGCTGGCGACTGCCTTGTCCATCGGCTTTCCCTTCGCTTCGACGATGGGCCAGTCCATACGGATCTCCCTCGCCCCTCCGCTCTCGGCATGCTCAAGAATCCAGCATGTGCGAAGGACGCCCCCTTCAATGTTGAGCGCTGCCGGGTACAGGCTGAGCCCGTGAGCCTCGCCTATCTTCGTCCACATAGACATCAGAGCCTCTGCGCTGGTGTAGTCGTACCGCGCGAAGTCGTTCCGGCTGTCCTTGTCGATCCTGTCCGCGCTCGCTTGAGCCGCAGCCAGCGCCGTGGCAAGGGTGGTCTTCTTCTTGGTTGTCATGGTGTCGCCCCGTTGATGTGCAGCCAGTACGCTATTCGCGGGGCTGCGATGATGGCCGCAAGGATTCCGGCCGTGAAAATGCTACAGGCGATAGCCTCGCGGATGAGGTCAGGATTCGTCCGCATTACGTCGTCTCCGCGTAGCTGATGAAGGTCTGAGGCTCTGGCTCTGGCTGTCCTGCCTCGGCTCGCCTCTTCTCCTCGCGCTTGAGCTGTGCATACTCTGATGGGGTGAGCTTGACTCCGTGATCGTGCACTGTGCCAATCCCCATCTGAGAGGCCAGAGAGCGATACCCCCGGCTCTGGTAGTCCTGCCGGCGTGTCACCTGCTGGTCCAGGGCCTCGAAGGCGTCTGCAAGCTCACGGAAGAGCCGCGAGATGTCCTGGTATGGATTCTTCATGCCTCACCCTTCTGGGCTGCGTCGACCTGCTTCTGGAAGCGGTGCAGCGTAGCGCCGCAGCGACAGCCGATAGCGCTCCATCCGCCATAAGTAACGACGCGACGGAGGCCGCAGCCGGGACACTTGACAGCGCACGCGCTGAGACCGTTGACTGATGGATGAGGGTGTCGGCCTGTTATGATGGCTCGATAGTGCATAGTGTCGCTCCTTGCCCCCTTGCGGGGGCTGTAATTGCTCAAATGCGGTTCCAGGCGGACTGCGCCATGTTGACCGTGTAGCTGCCACCGTCTGGACGAGAGACCTTGACCCGGTAGTCGTGACTCACGCGGTTACCATCGACGGGAAAGCACTTGACGATAGTGAAGGTGATTGCAGTTCCGTTCGAGAGTGTCTGGGTCTTAGTCATAGCCGCTCCTTTGGTGGGGTTGGTTTATCTCCCCGCCTCATGACCATAGCTTAATCCGTGCACAGCTAACGTGCGCCACTTTTGCACCATTTATATCGACATTACAGCGCAGTGCATCGAATAGAAAGTGATCACATTTGATCCGATCGCCGTGATCGAGTGGCGCGCGCGGTGTTTTCGGGGGTGGTTCCAACTGTGATATGGTAACCAAATCGACATCAGTTGGAACCGCTACGCGGGCACATCTAATCAAGGAGCGACAATGCAGATCATAGGCATCGACCCAGGCAAGAAGGGGGGCGTCGTAGCCCTCGACATCACAGGCAGGCCCACAGCTACAGAGTGGACAGCCGCCGACCATCCAGAGGAGGGCTACGTAGCCGGCAAGGCCTACAACGTCCGCAGAATGGTCCAAGTGCTCGAAGAGATAGCAGAGCGCGGAGAGGTCGCCCTCGTGGTCCTTGAGCGTCAGCAGGCTCGCCCTATCGAGGGTAGGTCGAGCTGCCTCACTACGGGATTCGGCTGGGGACTCTGGAGCGGCATCGTTCACGCGCTCCGCCTGCCGCTGCTGGAGGTCTCCTCGGCTCGATGGACGCGGAGCGTATACGCAGGCATCCAGGGAGAAGGCAAGGCGCGCTCTGTCGCCCTCGTGGGCGCTCGGCTGCCGGAGCTTAGCCTTACATGGGGTAGACGCCGCAAGCCCCACGACGGGCTGTCGGACGCGGGCTGCCTTGCCCTGTTCGGGCTGGCTCACGTGGGTCCCGTGGGGTAGACTTGCGCGGGGCGTCAAGGATAGGCGCCCTGCCCTTCAGGGCTGCCTCCGTTCGCCCCTGAGTCGCTCCGGGGGTGTTCGGGGGCTACCTGTATTTGCCGCCACATCCGCCACACCGCCACACTCAGCGCGCGTCGTTACGACATACGACCAAAGTCCAAAGGTCTGAATTGCGAAACCCTCCCGGGTTAAGGGAGGGCTTCGGGGGCTTGGGGTCTCAGATGCTACCGGGCGCACCCTCGGGGGCTCCGATGCTGGTAGACCCGATGACAGCCGGATATCCGGCTCGAATGCACTCAGCCTTTAGCTCGGCGAGCGTAGTGGCTGTCCCGCCAAGATAGCGTGGGACAAGGGTAGCCTTGTTCCACTGTTGCTTGTCTTGCTGCCAATAATAAACGCAGTTCATAGCCGCTCCTTTCGGGGGGTGGGTTTGTGTCCCCCTCGGTGAAATAACTATAACACGTGCACACCTTACTACGTCAAGAAGATCATCCAATAATATCCATAAACGCACTACTGCGCTCTAATCGGAAGTGATCCTAATGGTGATCGATCGGCTCTGATCGAGTGGCGCGGGCGTCGTTACGACATACGACCAAAGGTGCTCAAGAAGCTTAAGAAGCTCAAGAAGCTCATCAATTCTGGATGAGCACCTTGGCTCGGGCGGCTATCTCGCTTGGAAGAAGCGCACAGCGTCGTCGAGCTTCCGGTCCATGTCTCGGAAGAGCCGGTCCCGCTCGGTATTGTAGGTTTCAACTACTCTATCATAGCGAGCGCGGATCTCACTTTCCCTGTCTTCGTACTTGTTGACCATCGCCACAAGCTGACGCTCCCAGCCTTTCACCATTTCCGTCGTGCGCTGGTCGTTCTCTTTGCGCTGAGCTTCCATCGCTGCGGCTTGCGCGTCCATCTTCTGGTTCATGTGGTAGGACTGAGCCAGCAGCAGCGGCACGAGGCCGATCGCGTCGATGTGCTCCATGATCATCGACAGATCCACGACTAACCCTCCTCGCTGCTCTTGGGCTCCTCTGTGGCCTCTGGAGCGCTCTCAGGCTCTTCTGTGGCCTCTGGCTCAGGCTTAGGCTCTGCGGGCTCTCCAGCGGGCTCTGGGGCGCTCTCAGGCTCAATGCCTGCCGCCTCTTCGAGGGCTGCAATCCTGCTCTCCATGTCCATCAGCTGAGCGCCACCCAGGCAGAGCGAGCCCACCAGCGCCGCGAGTGCGCCTTTGGTCTTCTTATCCATTGTTGTCTCCATCCTCTGAAGCGAGATCGATCAGTAGCTCAGCGACAGCCATCAAGATCTTGCGCTCTGCCACCTCTCCGAGGCCCGGAATATCGATCGCACGGTTGACGATTCCCACAATAAATTCCTTCTGGGCTTCCTCGTCTTGACTGTGCAGCTCTTTCGCAAGGGCTACAGCTCTGCGGATAATGCGGCGTCGGCGCGCCTTGCGCTGTTCTCTGGTGAGCTTCATAGCTGGGCCTCGTCGAGCAGGGTGTAAGTAAAGGTGTCCCACCCGGGATTGTGGGAGATCTGCGCGTCGCACAGCTTGATCAGGTGCGCCATGTCGTCAGGGTGTAGCACCTGACAGCCGGCGGAAAATCGTCCGACCCGATCGCTCCGACCTCCACGATGTATATGGAGGCCCGTATTAGCCTTTCTAAGCGTGCTTTCGTCGAGGTCTAACTCTCCGTCCCTGTCGTTATCACGATAGAAGAGCACTGGCCGATGCTGGCGTAGACACTCCGTCCCCTTGTGCAGCCCTCGCTTGTACGCTCCGCGCGCCTGCTGGGGTGCCATGACAGCGCAGCCCTCTGAGGGCCTCATAGGATGGGCGAGATAGTAGGCTCCGGGGCTTGTACTACACGCAGCGCTCCATTGCCGCCAGTGCCCGCCCTCCTTCCATATGACATGCATATCGTCCAGGTATTTGTCCGGAGAGCGATGTGTCTCCCTGCTACGGACGGCCACCAGGTTTAGATCAAAATCTCGCGGACCGTCGAAGACGGCATAGCCGAGAGCCTGGACAGATCGAAGCAGTGGCGGGAGGTAGCTCACACACTCACCAGCAGCTGCAGGCCATACGAGATCAAGGCGACCATGCCCATGGCGGCAGCTACCTTCAGATCGAGACGCTGGAGCCGGTGCTCCATCTTGTCGAGCCGGATGGACTGAAGCTCGACGTGGGCCTCTCGGGCTGCTGAGCGCTCATCGAGGCGAGCCATGCAGATCTTGATCTCGCTGACGTCTCGCCTGATGCCGTTCGTAACAGCCCACACTTTATCGATCTGCGCCTCCGACATGCTCAGCCCTCAGTCGTCGCGATTAGCTCGTCTATAATCTGTGACAGCTCAGCACGGAGAGTCGAATTTCTGTCGATGTCTCCACGGCGCGAATCAGCGACCCACACCGACACGATCGTACCGTCTCCAAGGTCCTCGATATCGCGCCCTGTAGACTCATTATAGGGGTGAACCTCTGCTCTGTATGCTTCAAGCTTGTATGCAAGTTCTGCCATGATGACCCCCTACAGGAATTGTTGGATGATGAGCTGCTTCAGGATTGCCGACTGGCTGCCGTTGCTGTTGCTTCTCAGCATGATGCCGAGGTATGGCCCGCTGTTATTTGAGCCCTCGTCCCAGTAGGTAGATCCATCGGTGGAGAATGAGCCCTGAGCCATGATTCCAGATCCAGCGTTCGTTCCAGAGCCGGGAGCATAGATCGTGGTCGTGCCCTCGGTGTATCTGAACTGCCACATGCCTGAGGCGCCCTCTTGACAGTCCATAACCATCGAGTCGGACTCGTTAGTCTGAACGTCGGCGTGCGTGACATCTGAGCCCGTAGAGTTCAGGGTCCCCTTGCGGATCGCCGGCTTGAGGACAAAGGTGCTCGCGCTGTTTCGCTTGTACTGGTACTTGAGCAGCGGCACCTTCTGCGTCCCTGCGTATGGCATCCCGCACGCCCACAGTCCGACAGCATCGTTGTTCTGACTATAGACGATGTCATCCCACGCCGCTGCGACCCTGAATCTTGGCCACGACCCATTAACCTTCGCGACCCCGGTACCCTTGAAAAGGAAGACTGCAAACTGTCCGCTCTGATTTGGGAAGGAGAACTCCAGCCCTGATCCGTTCACAATTGCCGCCGTGCCCGTTGCGCTGAGCCCATCGAGCCAGAAGACATCCGATCCAATCGTGTTCTCCTGGCCATCCGTCAGAGACTGGTTCGACATCCCTGCAAAGGTCATGTTCACAATATCAGTCCAGCCACCAGCAGCGGCCACCTGAACGTCTACTGCTACACGGTCGGTCGAGGTGAATCCAGCCGAGTCCGTCACCGTCAAGCGACACACATAGGTGCCGTTGACTGTGGCACTAATCCCTGTCAGGGTCGCGCTGGCACTGGTGGCACTCGTGATGCTCGCAGAGCTGACCCCTGACGGTTGAGTGACAACGCTCCAAGCGTATGTGTAACCCCCAGAGCCATCAGTCGCAGAGCCAGACAAAGCGACGTTGTTGTTGTTCGTCTGAGAGCTATCGCTGCCCGCATTGGCCCGGACGCCTTGAGACGCCGCGCCCCCGCTGCTCTTCGTCCATCTCCAGACACCCATCACTGCCGCCCGGCTTCGAGGGTAATGCTGATCGTGGCTGTGCCAGACTGAGCGGCGACGAAGATCGAGGTCGCATAGGTCAGGCCTGGAATCACTGGCTTGTTGTCCGGCCCTCTGATGACGAAGACGGCACCAGAGTCTGAGGGAATCGCCACCTTGTGAGTACCTACAGATCCACCATCGGCCGGCGTCTCTGCGTTAGGGACAGTCACCCAGGCAGCCGCAGAGCTGACAATCGTGACTCGACAGGTCCAAGCGGGAAGCTTCACCTCTTGCCAAGTCGTAGGGACGGACGCCTGCGAGTGGACAAACGGAACCTTGGTAACGGATGAGAGGTCAATAGCAGCCATGAGAGCGCCTCCTTGGGCGGGATAATATCAGAGTGGATCGATCGCGGCGAGTTCTAATGTCACGCGGCCGCCCACGAAGTCAGTCGCGACCTTGAGCACCATGCAAGGCTGATTCGAGTATCCGCTCCGCGTGGCATCGATTCGGCCTCCCTTGAGGGCCTCTGTCGAGAGGTAGACCATATCCGCAGGCGCGAGCCCTGCGAGGCGCAATCCTGCACACTGCAGGGTGACAACCTCGGCGATGTTAGGACCCCAGAGACCGACTCTTGATTTGATCTCGTTCGCTATAGCGGTCTGGTTCTGGTAGATCTTATCTGCCGCTAAATAGCTGACGGTGTCCGCTACCGGCAGCGTGGCCGGGACCGAATAAGAGGTCTTAGAGCTAACAGCTGAGCTGGCTGGATTGTGCTGCCCGGTGAATACTTCTGTCTGCTGATACTCTGCGACCATCTCAGGGTGATATGCGCTCCAATTTGACACGCTCTCGATGTCATCGTCTGAGATGTGATAACCAGACCAGAACAGCCGCTTGGACGGGTCCTGAATGGCCCGCATGCTGATTAGGCCCTGCCTCTGGACTGGAATTATGCCCAGAGATTTGAACCACGACGACAGCCAGAGCCAGCTATTGGTCACTTGTTCAGATTGCACATACTGCAGCACATAACTCCCTGAAGATAGGGCGTTACTAAGCACTGTCTGCACATTGATAACTTCATCGACGTCTATTAGGTCGATCGGTAATCCATAGCCCCATGAGTCAGGATATTTGTCGTACAGAGTCGAGCTATTTGAGGCGCTGATCAAGAGCCTCAGCAGGATGACGCGCGGGTCCCCCTCAAGATATGCGGCATTATAGACAGCCATTCCCGCAGATAGGTCGCGCTGAGTCGTGCCGAATTTGTTTGAAGTCTCAATGCCTTGTACCTGATTCCCTGCGATCGTGTCATATAGCAGGACGAACGGATCATTAGTGCCATCATCGGCGACGAGGGCGCCGATCGTGCCAGACCCGCTGAGCTTCTCAAGGACCGAGGCATCCGTGAGGTCTAACTCTGTGCTGCTGTTAGCTGTGAATTCTGTCGATCCTGTCACTGTCGTCGCGTATGATGTGCCGCCGCCGACATTGTAGAAAAGATTATTTTGATTCGACCTATCGGCCGCTCCGAAGCTTAGCCTTGAGGTAAGCAGGTATGTCGCATCGAATAGCGTTATATTCCACGACGGAGCGCTGCCGGTGATGTTGTTGACTACTCCGCAGTAGATCGGCTCGAACTCTCCGAGGCTGTAGCCTGGGAAGCCCATTTTGACGACACAGATGGAGCCTCTGATCGCAGAGTACGCGAGATTCGATATCGACTCAGCCACTACCTCAACGCTGCATGTGCCGTGCGTATATCTCCAGCCCTGAGGGCTTACAGCGCTGCCTGACATCTGCACTTCAATCCCTACGGCCTCAGGCACTCCGTACCCGGGTGAGGAGCATATAAAGAACTCTCGCCCGGGCGTGCCTGCATACTTGAGCACATGCAGCAGAAATATCGGAGACGATGATCCGGAAGACAGGTCTCGGCTGAATTGGTCCGACCATGTCATCAGCTAAACCGGCTCCCGGGTGTCCGTAGGCCATCGAATGGCGCGGCTATGAAGGCGTCATTCATAGTAGAGATCGACTCATCTCTGATTTGCTGCAAAGAGTGGCCGCTGTCTGGGAAGTTGTCAGTGTCCCTCAGCTGATACCCGCCCTGATGCATCGCGGCCAGCGTCCCCCAGTCCTCGTCGAGAGTTAGGTCGAGCGTGTAGCTGATTCGGTGATTCGTCTCTACAATCGCATCGTCGATGCTCGTCTGCGGGAGCACGAGGCACGGGTAGAAGTCGCGATATCTAACGACCACGGTGTCAGCCCGGTAGGTGTAGACAAGCGGGTCCGACGATATATTTGCACTGATTGCAGACGATGCCAGAGATGCGGACAGGGCGCGGTTTTCCATCAGCCCTTCAAGAGGAGCGCTCGCTATCACTACCTCGTCACCGCTGTCGAGAGACGCGGAGGCGGACCACTTCCGGAACTCGGACCCGTGAGTCTGTAAACCGGTGGACCCTCTCACCGGCAGCCTTGACGTCTGGTTGACGAATCCTGCCCAGCTCTTGTCATGGTCGAGGCTGAAGCCGACAGGGCCTCCCGCCTTCAGGTGAGCGACCAAGCTTTCCAGGTCGCGCCTCAGCGCTTCGTTGGTGAAGTTCTCCAGGATGATCCGGATCTGCAGCCTCGAAGCGCCCAGAGTGCGGTACAGGCGCCCAGAACGGCTATATGCGTCTGAGGCATCCCGGATCTGCGTGATCTGAAGGTCTGACAGCGACTCGCCGAAGTCAATACGCTCCAGGCTCCGCAGCGGGTCAGGATACCAATAGATCGAAGGATTGCCCATCTCAGCTCCCAGCGAATGCCGCAGTCGTGCGGCCATACGTGCCGACGACCCTGTCGATCTCCCGCACGAGTCGCGGTATCACGTCCCGGTCCATTACAGCCGTTGAGATATTGACCGTAATACCAGACGCTCCGCCCATGCGGTGATGCTGGTCCTGCGCAGCTCTTCCGCCTGCTGGAATGATTGTCTCGTTCCGATGAATGAGAGCCATTCCGGTGCGGTTGACCCTGGCCGCCCCGCTTGAAAAGCTGCGAGCGCCGAACATCTCAGCCCTTGAGATATCTCTAAGCTTAGAAAAGAAGGTGTCTCGCCTCTCTTCCCTGAACTCCTGACCCTCCTCTGAGCCTCTCCAATTCCACCACTCCTTGAAGGCATTCACAATCGACGCATAGAGCAGGGGTATAAAAGTGATGAGAGCCTGCAGGATTGCGACGGGAAGCTCTCTCAGCAGTATGATAATGACCTCAGGGAGCGCCTTCGCGATGACCTTAATTCCGTTCGACAAGTTCTCTGCGAACGCTTTCGCGTTCTGCTTGATCTCTTTTACAGTCATCTGCCCAATTTCAGCTATCGCACCAATGCCCCCAATAATCGCCTTGACCATAGGGCTCGCTCCAAAGTGGTCAGCTAACGAGAGCCCAGCTCCTGACACGTCCCCACCTGCGACGCTCTGAGCCAATCCAGCCCCGAGCGATATGGCTCCAGGAATGTCGCGAAGGTCGTCATCTGTGAACCTAAACTTCACCTCAACGTCAAGCTCTTCGATCTGTGACTTGATGTCATCGATGAGCGCCTTGATATTTTGAGCGTATGTCGTGTTCTCAAAAGCCGGCTCAATTTTAGAGAACTCAATCATCAATTGAGCAAGCACTAAACGCATCGACTGCAGCTGCTGAATCTGTGAAGACAAAGCGGAATCTGATTTCGCAAAGTCAAGCTCCGAGGCTGCAGCTGTCCGCCGGTATCCCTCTGACAGCTCGAAGAGTTCAAGCCTCAAATCTCTGCTCTCGTGCCTCAGCAGTTTCCAGGCATCAGTGTCGCCCATTAGCTGACGCTGCAGCATTGACGAGGCGCCGCTAATGCTCGCAAACTCCTCTGCGAGACTATTGATCGACCTCACAGACTCCGACACGCCCTCAGCGCCTATGCGCATGTCATCCATGTTCTGGGCCAAGTCGTAATAGCCTCGACCCTTCTTGGTCACGATTCCGAGGTGCGTCTCCATGGTGTCGTTCAGGGCGTCGAGGTCCTTCTTGACTGCGAAGGTTCTCTCTCCCAGATCTTTCAATCGCTGCTCTTCGTCGCTGAGCGCGTCAGCCAAAGAGAGCGTAGAATCAGCGGCCGCGCTTGCAGATGATGCAACATCTTTCTGGAGCCTATCAAGCTCCGTCATCAGCGCGACGTCTGTTTCTATTTGATTGCCTAACGCCTTCAAATTCTTTTGAAAGGACTTCGCTCCATCTACTGCGTCAGTGATAAAATCGGCCTTTAGAACCGAGACAATCGCGCCACCGTATCGAGCCATCTCCTCCTGTGCTTCCTTGGCTGCCTTGTTTGACTTCTCAAGCTCGCCTTGAATCAAGAGCTGCATCGAATAGATGCCTTTAGCGACAGCCATGAAGAGGCCGACAGTGAACTCCTTAATGTTGACAAGTAGAGTAGCAAGCCCCTTCGCAACTCCTACCACTACCGACAGTCCCTGAGCAAATCCACCGCTGCCCATAAACGCCTCAAATGCAGAGCGCTTAATCTTGTCCAGCACAAGCTCGTACAGCGCAAGCCCTCGCTGAGCCTCCGCAGCGCTCTCTGCGCTTTCGCTAATTCTGAGGCCCATCCTGTCGAGCGCTTGACCAGCGCTCCCGAATTGAGTCTGCATCGCTTTCGCTAAATCCTTGGAGGACATTCCGAAAGCATCGTTCATTAAGCGCGCCTGCTCAGCCTTGTCCGTGACGCCTGAAATAGCACGCATCACAGACCTGAAGGCATCATCAGTGTCCTCAAATTGGTTCGCATCCAGTCCAAGGTCTGATAGCGCCTCCGACAGCGGGCCTATGTCCTTCCGAGCGTCTGACAGATTGCGCGCAAACGTTACAAATCCGCGTTCCATGCCCTGAAGGTTGACGCCTGTAGCCCTTGCCATCAGCTGGAGATTTTCCAAGCTCTCAACAGCCAGTCCAGTGGACACTGACATGTCTGATATCAGGTTTACCTTGTCGGCTACCTCTTGACCCATGCTGATGATTGATCGAGCCATCGCGGCAGCTGCGACTCCAGCCGCTGCGAGGCCGAGAGCGGCCTTGCCTGCCGACATAGCAAGCTTCTTCGTCTTGTCTGTGGTTTTCTCTGTCTCTTGTGAGACATCCTTTAGCTCATCGCTCGCTTGATCGTCGAGCTTGAGGACCATCCGAATAATATTAGACGCCATCAGATATCCCCTATGTTGAGCACGGGAACGGGCGCCGGAATCATGGACCCTTTGCTGTGCCTTTGAAGTCGCTTCACCTGCTCCGCTTGATGTGCGTCGGCGTGTTGGACGCAGACCACGCAGAGGCTCAGCTCATAGGGGTCCATGTCGAGCACCTCCCCGGGCGTCCGATTGTAGCGCCGTGCTATCCGGTCAACCAGCAGCACTATTTTCGGCTCCCTCGCGAAAGGTGGCGACAGATTCGATCTCCGCCTCCAATCCCTCGCGGGAGTGGCTCTGAACAGCCATGGACAGGCTCTGACGGACTGACCAGGGCAGAGTGTCAACCATGAGGACTGAGGCCTCTGGGTCGGCCTCTCGCTCGTTCATGGTAAACCGGATCTGCTCCCATGTCTCGCCGTCCTCGCTGGCCTCGATGACGCCCGCGCACACGAGAGCGTCGAGGCTGTCTGACATCTTCGCTTGCTGCACATCTGTCATAGAGGCCATTTTCTGAGCCCAGCTGCCTGCAAGCTGTTTCTGGATCTGGTCCTCGTCAGGGTCGCCCTTCATCACATCTGCGAGGTCTTCAGGCGCAAATTGGATCATGGTAGCAAGCCCGGCCCGCAGGACGTCGCGGGACCGGACACGCTTAATCTTCCAATGCAGGCCGCCGGCTTCGATGACCTTGCACGCGCTCTTGCTGATTAGCTTAACTACACTCATGATTGTCGCTCCTTGTGTGTGATTAGTTGCCGGTGTTCGAGCTGTTGCCGTTGACCACCGTGACCTTGAGGCCTTCGTTGGTGCCGTCGCTCTCTGCTACGAACTGGCCGGACAGTGATACCACGCCCGCATCACTGATGCTATCGTCGCAGGTCGCGAGGTAGGCATTCTCGATTAGGAACGTGATGCTGCGGTTTGACACTGTGGGGTGCGTGAATGCGATGGTGACGTCCCCCTGAGTGCCGGCCAGCTGTGCGGCGTAGAGGGTATCAACCGCTTCGAGTTCGACATCAAGCGTAACGGACATGAAGTCAGACCGGACGGGCTCTTTGGTCTCAGCAGAGCCGAGGAGCTGACGTCGATCGAGGCTGTTGGAGATCGTGAGCGTCATGCTCCGCAGGTCGTAGTTCACAGAGTTGAAGTTCAACTGTCCCGCGTGACTGTGCAGCACCAGAAGCTCCTCGGCTGCATAGCTCGGCGTTCCTGCGCTACCTCGTGCGGCTGCGGTCTGGCCGATGAAGTCCAGATCCAGCATGAGGGCATCGCCTGCGCTGACGGAGAAGGTAGCTGTGTTGATCTTGCAGCCCTCGAAGACCTCAGACTTGGTAGAGGTGCCGCGCACGACCTCGACACTCAAACCGGTCGGCTGAGAAGCTGCGAGGGTGTAGACGTGGGTGTATGGGTCCGAGCCAGACGGAGCGGCGGCGGTGCCCATCGCATGCTTGAAGAAGAGGCCCATCGATCCATAGTTACAGACCAGAGAGGCTGAACCGTCAGTAGCGTCCTCGCTGACGAAGTGGCCCCGGCGCATCGCGCTGGTAGCGTCGCTCTTGAGGTCGGGTCGTGGGACCTGTGTGACCTTCCGATAGAGCGAGACATTGGCAAGCGGTCGCCAGTTAGACCGTGATACGGCAGTGCCCCAGGTCGACTCCTCGCCGAAGCCGATTGCGCTATTTCTTCCAAGATATACAGCCATTTCGGCCCCCTATGATTCGTCGAGATCTTGCACGTCCACGATGGCGCGTGCCTGGATTACTCGTTGGTTAGATGTGCCGATGGTCACGGCGAGAGTGTAGTCAGTGCCGGATGACCCGGCCTTGATTCGGACTTTGATCCATCCTGGATCGCTAATGGTGGTCACGGACTCGTCATATCGGCCAGAGTCATCGCTCCCCCCTGACAGGGACTGGACTGTCACCCATGCGATCTCTTCGTAGCGCTTCGAGTCATTGAAGGGGTTTGCCTGCTTCTGTAGCATTGTCCGACAATCAAGCCAGACGTCGATCTGACCCGCGCTGGATTTTGTGACCTTCTGCTGTGCAATGGTCTCCCCAGGCCTGAAGGGCGCCACAAGTACGCGAGGGATTCCAGGCTCTGCGCGCTCAATCGTGCCAGTCTTCGCGCTTGATATTGTGGGGCTCGTGCTGCCGTCTGTGGTCGACAGGTTTCCGAAGTACATGAAGATCACGACCGTGCCGTCGCTGCTGCCTGCTGCGATGCCATCGATGTCGAAGCGTGCCGTCTTGGTGCTGCTGTTCCACGTGTGCCGATTGTAGGCGCATTCGGTGACACCATCCGCCTGAGTAAACCGGATGTCAAACCCGTCGGCTCTGGTGTTGTCCCAAAATAGCTCCACCTCTGCGCCGAAGCTCACAGTCGCGTCGATGGTAGAGGCCCCGCTCAGATTGTTTACCGAGACAGGGAGCCGATAGTTCCAGCTTGAATTGTACCAGCTCACGACCCGCTCCCAGAGTTCTGACGATATTTCACGGTCAACGATACCACGGCGATTCCAAGAGACGGCCGGCCGATCTGCGCTCCGTCTGTGCTCGTCATGCTCAGCTCTAAGTCGTCGCACTTGTCGACGCCCGAGACCGTCAGGCTGCGATCAGCTTCGAGCGCTACCTTGAGGTCAGCCAATAGATCCCAAGTCCGCAGATGTAGCTCCTCGGGGCTGTCGTCCGTGCCCGCCACATAGCCGACAACCATCACCTGCATGGTGCGCGAGTACATAGTTAGAGGCGTCGTGCCTGCTATCTGCGATGCCGTGTCCGTGTCGCAATAGACATAGACGCAGGGCACGCGCACAGGGTTCATCTGTGACCCGATGATGACTTGATCTGACCCGCTTAGATCGTAGTTATAAGACCCGGTCCCGTTGATCCCTTGGATGTCGGCCTTGATCTTGGTCAGTATCGATCGCGCTCGTGATCCCATCACATCCCCACGATCGAGAGCTTCACGATCCTGCGCAGGTCATCCGGCATGCGCTGACTAACCTCTTTAAGACCCGGACGAAGATAGGGTCTGGCCTTGATAGTCACGCTCTCTTTGAGCCTATACCAAGCCTTCACCGTTGATTTATTGATCAGATACGCTTTTCCGTCCTTCATATGAAAGAAGAGCTGGTCTCCCAGCACGCGCGGAGAGTCGTACCGGGGCACTCCACGGGGCGTCTTTGCTGGACCCAAAGGGATAGCCAGATAGCGTCCGCGCTTAGCTGTGACCGTGCCCCCCTCCTCTTGAAGCCTTGCATAACGTATGGGCTGACCGTGCCTATCGAGCCCTCCAGCCTTGACGAATAGACCGATACCCTCCGCCTCTGCGAGAACCCCGCCAGAGATGGAGCCGAATAGAGATCCGCTGCGTATGCGTAGACCTGAAGTCCTATAAGCGTCTTTAGCCTGCGTCTCTGCGTCAGTCTTCAGCGCTTGCATAAGAGTGCGCAGGCGCTTCTCCAGGCCTCCTGCGCCCTCCTTCTTAAGGTCGTCGCTAAACTGCTGCAGTGTGCGGGACTTAGCCAATGAAGCCCCCGATCTCACCCGCGAATCTATACGGGTTCAGAGCCGCCTTCACAGCCGGCAAGAGTGCAAGGTCTGCCACAGCCACAGAGCCGCCCTGCTGGCTTACGTTAGAGAAGCCGATGTTGTCCCGGTTGCGGTACCAGTGCGAGACCTGGACGCCGCATGCGTGCACGATGGCGTCCGGGATGGACGTGAAGCCCGCAGTGTAGGTCACCTTGACAGAGCGGAAGCCTTTATCGAATGCGCCTTGGCTGGAGTCAGTGCCGAGGATGAGGAGGCCCAAGTCGCTGTCAAGCGTATAGTCGGAAGCCGCAACGAGCGTGGAGGCTGGATAGAGGCGCTCGACGTCTACATAGACACTCGTGATCGTGTTCGCCGGTATGATGCGAAGCTGGAGAACGTCAGTGCCATCGCCGTCGAAATAATGCGTGTATGTATTGTTCTCGAAGGTCGAGAGGTTCGAGTTCGTAGGGAACCCGCAATAGCTGCTACCGATTCGGTCAAAGCGCAGGATCAAAGCGTCCAGCAGGCTGTCCTCGGTTGTCCCGGTGATCACCCTCAGATACTGCTTCATCTGTGCCGGTGTGCAGATCGCCATCGGTCGTGTCTTCGTCTTCGAGGTTAGAGCGCCTGAGAGGCGCCAGGATGGCCCTGTGGACCTTAGGGGCAGGTATCCCACCTGCGAGGGGGGTGGAGGCCCCCAGAGCCGACACAGGCCGGTCCTGGGGGCGTTCCTTCATTAGCTCACGATGGCCTGCAGGGAGACCGTCACAGTCCCCTTCACAGCCTTTCCGTCTCCCGACTTGGCAACGCTCAGGTGGATCGTGTCCCCCTGCCCGAAGACCGCCGAAGCTCCTGCTGCCGCATTGGTCAGCGCTTGCGCGGTGCCTGCGGTCAGTGCTCCGTCGTTAGTCGCAAAGCTGGAAACCGTGGTGGCTCCTTGCTTCAGTGCGATCGTCGCGTAGTGGCTGGAGTCGGTTGCCACAGTCGTGCTCACGTTGATGTAAGCCTTCTTGAGCATCCACTCGCCGGCGCATGGCACGGTCAGGTAATGGTCTTCATCAGTGCCCGCAGTCCCCTGCGTTAGCTGCTCCATCATCACAATTGTCTCTTGTACTGACATGATAGTTAATTCCTTTAGCTATTAGCTGGAGAGGTTGAACTCGTAGATGACATCCTTGACGGTCGCAGAGCTGGAGACAGCCTTGAACTGGCCGCGCCAAGTCGTGATGATCGAGGTGATCCCACGGGTGGCGTCCCGCGAAAGCTCCACGCGCTGACCTCGTCGAATGAACATCTTGTGCCTTGATGCATTGAAGATGAGCGCACCAGTCTTCGAGCCGCTGCCGGTATAGAGACCGGTGGCTGCGAGATCTGCTGTAATCATGTCACTGAGGACTACTCTGGCTCCCCCGAGCTTCGCAATTTCTCCGTTAAGTACAGACGCCTGGGGCCCGTAGTTTGCTACTAGCGAGACCTGATCGAGTCCAGCCACGTTAGCGAGATAGCCTTCGGGGCTGATCATGTAGATCAAGTTACCCTCGGTCCCGCCGATTCCGCGAGGCGTGGCAAGGTCTGCCAAGTCTGCGAGGAAGTTGGCATAGCTATAGGTCGAACGGTCGACGGTTGCGCTCTGGTCATAGGCACGGGCACGAAGGCCGAGCCAGCCGCGACGATGATCGATCGAGGTACCGAGACCAGAAGAGCCCCAGAGACCGCGCGTGTTCCAAGAGGCAAGCGCGTCCTGATGCGTCGCGGCACTGTCTCCATTTACGATGCAGTCATCCACACCATGCACGAGTGCCTCGATTGCCTGGGACCTCAGCAGAGGCACCATGTCGAAAATTGCGTCCTCCTCAGCATCGTCCGAGAGGACGGTCCTGACAGCCATTCCCTTCGGTGCGATGGTGCGCTCTGCGGTGCCGAGGCTGGAGGCCTCGAACTGTGCAGGGTTGTCGCTGGTCACGCTTCCCTTGAGGTATGGACGCAGGCCGCTGCTGATAACGGGCATTGTCTGAGAGTTGGAAGAGACGGCGATCTCATCGAAGAGGCTCATCACCTGTCCGCGAATGATTACGTCCTTCTCAAGAAGGGGAAGCACTGGGGCGGGGATGAACTCGCCACCGCTACCGGCCTGAGAGTCGAAGGCACGACGGACAGCGCTGGGCGCCTGAGTCATGATGTGGTGCACGTGAGAGAGAGCCTTCTTGTGAGGGCGACCCAGTGCAGCGGATGCGAAGGTGTAGGTCTCACAGGCCTTCTGGAACTCTTCCTGCCAATCATTCCGCGCGGTGTCATCGAGGAGACCCGGCAGGTATACGCCGTGCTCGTTCTCCTTACCGACTGTGCGAATGCCCTTGGCGGTGATGTAGCGGCCAAGCTCGCTATCACCCTTGGAAGGTGCGGCAAGGGAAGCGCGGGCCTCTTGCAGGCTCTTCTGTGCGGCCTTGAGGTCGGTCGTCATCGCGTCCATATTGGCGCGCAGCTTGCCGTTCTCATCGCGAAGTTCTTTCGCCGCCTTGTGTACGTCGTGGATTGCTTTCCGTGCCCCGTCGGGGGTGGACAGATCCGGTTTATTGTCTAGAAAGTCCATAGCTGTGTCCTTGTGGGCTACGGTTGCGGGTTGTCTCAGTCACTATGACCGAAGACGGTAGAGATCGGGTCAGGCCCGAAGAGGTTTGAGAGCGCGTCTGCAGCGTCCTTGATGACGGGCGCGGCAGGCTCGGACAAGATCCAGGCCTCTATACAGGCCTTGACCTCTGGGTCGGCCATCGCCTCGGCGGCGCGCTCTTCTGCGGTGCGCTTGATCGGCTCCATCTCTTCGAGGGCGCGACGAATGGCGAGCGCTTGGGGGTTAGCTGGTATAGGCACAACGCTGGTCTCTAAGAGTTCAGAATTGCGATACACCCATCCCTCCTCGCCATATCGCGGATCATCCTTCGGAAGCGATGAGCGGCGCACAGACTCACCAGGGGCGAAGCCTACCGACACGGCATTGAGAAAGCCTCGACGCATCTGGCTGGCTACAGTGCGCCCGAGCGGATTCTCTGGGCTCTCGTCAAACTCAATATCCATCATCAGCACGCCGTCAGCGTCTACCGTCACAGATGTGGCGCGACCTACGGGCGGGATGTCGTAACGGTGAGCCCACTGGATGACAGGGTTTGACGCAAAGCGCTGAAGGTCCCAGGGTGCCTCGACGATGTCTCCCATGCGGTCCACTGTGGGAGCGCTTGCGATGACTGTGATCTGCCCGTTCTCGGCTTCTCTGGCTTCGATGCGGTATTCTCTGACGATAGGATCAGCCATCTGCGTCCTCTGGGAAGAATGTGTCTATGCGGGCGTCGTCGCCCTCTGGAAGCCTGAAGGGCTCGCGCTCGCTGCTGAGTGCCTCCGCGTCTTCCTTATCGATGAACGGGATCAAATTGCACCGGCAGTTAATATCCTCGCTCGCGCTTCCGAACTGGCCCGGACCGACAGGGCTGCCTGCGCTTGAGCTGAAGGCCTCGCCCTCTGGCACATAGACCCCATCAAGCTCTCTATGTGCGTCGCGGACTCCAGAGTCGCCAGCTGTGATCCACATCACCTGCACGGGGACGCCTTCATCGGCTGCGCTTGCGAATGCTGCAAGGGCGCCCGCGTTCGTGTTCCGTGTCGCCTCAGTGCGTGCGATCATGAGAGCCCGCGCTGCGTCAAATGCTTTCGAATCCATCAGCCTACGCTGCACTTGTGCCGTTGTCTGACCCTCTGCGAGTCCTTCGATTATGATCCTGCGGATGGCTCGCTCTGTCGTCTCGCTAACGTCTGTAACCATCTGGCCTGTCGCGGCTGCGATGGCGCCGTCGAGGCGGATAGGGTCAAAGACTCGATCGCCTGCGTCCATTTGGCGGATAGCCAGCTGATAAGACTGCTCCAGCAGCGAGGAGAAGATCGGCAGCACCAGCTGCCTGAGCGCTGCCTTCTCCTTCTCAGATGCGAGGATCTGCGCCAGTTCTTGCTCTGTGGGGGGCGCCTTCGTGATGCCCTTCTGGTTGTAGAATCGGCGCAGCCTTGACGAGTAGCGCTTGCTCTGCTTCGTGAAGAAGCCCCGCATCAGGATATTGATCTTGCGCTCTGCTGGGTCGTGGAGCCGCTCGATGTAGCCCTTCCAGACCTCGACGCGCTCCTCTCTCGTCTGCGGGATGATGTACTCTCTCCGCTTCTCGTCGTCCTCGTCCTCGTCATACCAGGACGCAAAGACAGAGCGGGCCTCCTCAGGCTGGAGCGCTGGCTCTGGTGCGGGCGCTGGCTCTGCGACCTGCTTTTCTACGGTGCCAAATAGCCCGCGCAGGTTCTCGGCCTCTGCCTCGTCTGCCTCTGGCTCCGGCTGCCCATCCATGCTGTCAAGCTCCTCGGCGAACTCTTGCTCAGGCAGCTCCTCGAAGCCCTCGAAGGCTGCAGCGTCTGCGAGCGATAGCCCCATGTCATACCACTGGCGCACGCGGAGTACACGGTCTGAGCGGCTCTCCTGTAGCGCCTCGACGGCTGAAAAGTCATGGACGACCCTCACCGATTCGGAACCTGGGAACATCTGAGCCAATCTCGTCAGCTCCACATCAATGAAGGCCGCCCGAGACTGTAGCGTCTGCCAATACACCTTGGCCTGTTCTCGTGCTGTGGCATAGTTCGCAGTTGGGAGTCCGACCCGTGTGGGTGGCACGCTGAAGACTGCGAGAGTAGCAGAGCGCGTCATCTCGCGCTGCTGGCTAAATTCAAGGTCTCGCGGCGTCATCTGGAGCGAGTCAAACTTGGCAGGACCTCCGAGGATGAGGAGCCCGCTTTGGCCGCTCATCTGCCGCTCATAGCCCTTGCGGATGCGTGCAATCTGCTCTTTGCCCCAGACGGCGTCCGGCTCGCTCGGGCTGATGATGCCGCTTGGGCGCCCTGTCTTGGCTGTCTGCTCTGCGCTCTTGATGCTCGCCAGCTCTGTGCGAAGGTCGTGGTCCAGAGGCCGCACAGCGCCTGTTCCGTATAGGTTGCTGGGGTCATCCTCCCACGATGGCGAGCGAAGATGCAGCACCTCCTCGAAGGTATATGCGCGCGTCTTGCCGCTGCTGTCGTAGAGGTACTGCCCTGGCTGACCATCTGCCCACGGCTTGACGGTGACGCGCTGCGGGATCATGCGAAGCAGTGCGACGGGCTCGCGCTCTCCTGCGATCAAGGCGTAGGCGTCACCGGTCAGGATGTAGTCTGTAATGAGCTGCTTCCGGAAGAGCTGAGACGATACGCGGGTAGAGGGTTGGGCGAGGAGGTCCAGCACTGGGTGACTATCGAGTCTCTCCGCGTCGGCCCCCGTCCCACGGATTGCCATCAAAGGGAGCCCAGCCAGATCTGAGCTAATGGCATCGACGCAGGAATAGACCCAAGGGAAGGCCGCGTATGCAGAGAGCGCGTCCCCCTTCGGGTAACCAGGGTGCGCGGGCTGGCTCGCTGCAAAGTCAGCGCCAGCCTCAAAGGCCACCTCACCAGACGGCAAGAGTCCCACCCCACGGAGCAGCCGGGTGAACCAAGACGGTCTAACTGTGAGGTACTCCTCGCCCATGCGGGGACCGTATCAGAAACGGCACGATCTGTCCCGTATATTTCTCTATACGGACGAAGGGCGCCCCCTTGCGGGGGCTGGTGGTCGATAGTTGTTATTCTGGCTCATGCCAGGACCTGACGAACACCTCTGAGCGCAGCGGGCGTCCTGTCGTCATGTCCGGCGCGTCGCAGTACGGAATGACCATTTCGGAGAGCACCCGCTCAAGCTCGGAGAGCGACCGAAGGACTGATGCGTCCTCTTGCCCAGAGAGCATCAGCTCGCCGTCCCAGATTTCCACACCACTGACCATCGCATTACGGCTCCCAGGAATTCTCTGCCTAATCGTAACGCTCCAGCGGTTGGGCTCCATGTCCTCGCCATCGCTAAAGATGCGAATCCAGACGGCTCCACAAATTAGGGTTTGGGTCCATCGATTGATATTCAACGCATTCATGGTGTCGCTCCTTGCCCCCTTGCGGGGGCTGGTGGTGGTTAGGCGGACTCTACAGACACAAGGCTAAAGTGAGTCTGTGGGTAGAACTTGCTGCAATAGTCTCTCGCCTTGTTTGCGGCGTCGATCTCGTTAGCTGCGATCACCGTCTTGGAGGCTCTGCGCCGCTTGGCGACCTTCTCGCCTTTCGCGTTCCACTCTCGGTAGCAGTTCTCTCGGATGTAGCTCACCCGGTACTTGATGGGCTCGTTGACGGCGAGGTAGCCCTCCCAGTGAGCATTGAGCCGCGCCTCATCGGTGTGCTCTACGCTGAGGCTGTACTGACCGGTCCGGCCACCGGAGAAGATGTAGCTCTCGCCATCTGCGCTCACTCGAAGAATGCAGCCGTTTTGTGCTCTGTAGACCTTGCTCATGGTGTCGCTCCTTGGAGGGGGCTGGTTTGTGTCCCGCATCATGGATACACTGTAACCTGTGCACAACTTATAGCTAAGAAATATATAGGGCAGAGAGAGCTGATCGCACCACTGCGCTCTAATATTATTTTGATCGTGTCTGATCGATCGGCATTTATTCGCGGCGCGCGCGTCTATCCGGTCTCGAACGTGGCGCGGTTGAGATAGTGCAGCAGATAGCGAAGCGCGTCCATGCAGTGATCATCTCGTTTGAGAGGCCGCTCCTTCTGGTCTGCCTTGCTGCGGCGCGTGTCCCACACGTAGCCCTCGATCTCCCTGATGACGTTGACACAGTTCGAGTGGACGACAAGGTGGGGCCTACCCTCCGCGTCCGGTGCCAGCCTCTCAGCGACTGAGCTGATGCCGGCTCGAATCTCTTTCTTAGCCTTCACCGTTGGCATGTCGTAGTCTCTCGCCATCGAGATACGCGACCCCCTGTCCTCTGGGTCTGCCACTATGACAGACGGCTCTCCGTACTCGGCGAACATCTTGCGCAGCGCCGTGACGTGTCTCGATAGCGTCCACTCAGATTGTAGATGCTCGGCGATAATGTGCACCACGTCATCGGCAGGATCGACCGCTGCGAGCAGACAGGCGAACGGGTTGCGCGTTCCGAAGTCGATACCGGCTATCCGCGTCCAGTGCTCTGGTACCTCGAAGGGCTCGACTACGTGCAGCTCTCTGCTCCAGTCCTGATAGACGCGGCCTTCGAGCTGAGTGAACTCACCACGGGCGCGCGCTGCTCTCTCGTGGCTGCCATAGCTCGCCAGAATGCCCTCAAGCTCATCGCGTGGGATGTAGGGATTATCTGCGCCGTGGATCCACTTGCACAGGCTTCCGGGCTCTGGGTCCTTGACGAAGCGATCCCAGATCCACGTCAAGCCCCTCAGAGGTGTCATCGTAATCAGACACCGCCCCCGCTTATCAACGAGACGCATGCGAGCCTCATTGAAGACGGCCTCATCCTCCGGATCTTCATCGAACCACGCCGCATCCCAGGCGTCTGCCTGGAAGCTTCGAGCCCCCTGGTCTACCGTCTTGAAGAGCACCACGCCCCCATTCGGTAGCTGTGCGACTGCCTCGCCTGCTCCGTGCCTGTTCTTCCAGTGGGTGCCCACCGGCAAGAACTGTTCAACCTTAGGACGCTGTACTCTGATCGATTCGTTCGAAGTCAGCGAGATGCAGCACACCCGGCCCGGCCTCTTGTAGATCGACTCCTCCGGGATGCCGTTGTCCCTCATCCACTTAGCGACGCCAGGATTCCCACGCCCCAGAGCTATCGCCGCCGCTATCATGGCTCCTGCTTCCGACTTCCCGGAGCGGTTGCCACCCACGAGAAGACCTACCTTGACCCGCCGCTCCATCAGAGCCTGTACCGAGCGCTTCTGTGATGTGCGGGGGCTTGGCCTGTCCCAAAGTGCGCGAAAGGCGAGCGGATATAGGTCCAGAAGCCGCTGGAGCTTAATCGCAGCTTCATACCCCTCGGCTATCAGCTCGGAGCGCTCAGGAGCCATCCTCGCCCGCTTTGCCTGCCTTGAGTGCTTCGGCTACTTCTGCGACCTTGGCAATCAAGTCCTCAGCACCTTCGAGGCTGTCGTCTGACGCGCCGACCTTGACCTCCTGCCTCTGGCTGTACCCGTACCGGCGTTCCATAATCCAGCCCGCAGCCTGCCACTGTCCGCCCTCCGCAGCCTTCTGAATTCGCCCCATACACTGAGCCGCACACAGACCCTCTGCCGCCTTTACCGCTGCGGAGAATGCGGAGTAGATGCCCTCGTCCTGCTCTGCTCCCTTTCTCATCCACAGGGTATAGGTCGAGATGTCGATGCCCGCATAGGACGCTGCGAGCTTGTAAGTCAGACCCAGCCGCAGTCCATCGATAAACCGCTTCTGTGTCTCTGGTGTCAGCTTAGTCGGTCGTCCCATCTTCTCCCCCTATCGCATCGGTGAGCCTTGCCCTGATGATATCGCAGTAACTCGGCTCCATCTCGATTCCGATACACCGCACCCCCTCAAGCTCTGCAGCCACTATCGTCGTACCACTCCCCCCGAAGGTCTCAAGGACTACAGGCGGCACGCCATCGAGCGCGGGAGGACTCACGAGCCGCACGAGCCAGCGCATGAGCCGAATCGGCTTGACTGTCGGGTGATAGTTTTTCACCTCTGACGCAGTGCGACCGGCTCCCGCTCTCGGATTGTCAAGCCCTGCCGTGCCCTCCTTGCGCTCTACCGCTTCCGCTCCAGTCCTGCCGGGTAGCTCTTCGCATCCCTGCTCCCGCTCTGACCGGCTGGGCTTCGGGCAAGCGTAGATATTCGCGGGCCATCTGCCCAGCTCTGGAACGTCGAGCCGCTCCCCATTCCTGCCCGCCCCGTCTCCCATTGAATATCTCAAGTTATCCCGCTGCGGGACCGCTGGAGGCCTATCCCCCGGCCCCGGCCATGCCGGATCCCCATACGCATACCGGCACCCGTCAATGTTCAACCCGCCCGTTCCCCATTCCAGACAGTTAGCCGCGACTGTGCCGGATAGCGGCTTCCGTGCCAAAACTGCGGGCTCAAATGCAGGCTTCAGCGCTGTACCGTAGCCCTCGAAGCGCTGAGCGTCAGAGCCTTCGAGCTGCGCTGGTACCGACAGGCTCTTCGGAAATCCTTGATATTGGATGTGGGCAATTTGGTCTCGTATCTCGAAGCCTGCATCCTCTACTGCAACGGTGAGCCGGTGCACTGTCCGGGTAGCTGCAAAGGCTATCAGATGCCCTCCAGGCTTCAGGACTCGAAGACACTCCCGCGCCCAGTCCTCACCCGGCACGGCCACATCCCAATTCTTAGACATGAAGCCGATACCATAGGGCGGGTCGGTGACGATGGCGTCAATGCTGTTCTCTGGCATGCCTCGCATAGTCTCAATGCAGTCGCCACAGTGCAAGACATGCCGGCCAAGCTCGATCACGTCTCCGGCTTGCGTGATGGCTGGCACGTCTTCGGGCATCGAGTCCCAGTCGACCTCATCCTCTGTCATGGGCTCAGGCTGCGGAGGGTTCGCGGCTTCGAGGATTCGATCAAGCTCGTCCTCATCCCAGCCGAGCCCGCCGAGGTCCATCCCATCCTGCTCAAGCTCTGCGAGGACTTGCCCCAAGGTCTCGTCGTCCCATGTTGCAATCTCGCCGATCTTGTTATCCGCCAGGGCGAGCGCTGAGGCCAGTTGCTCGTCTATGTCGAGGAATCGCACTGGCACGTCCTCCAAGCCCAGCCTGAGCGCCGCTGCGAGCCTCGTATGCCCTGCTATGACTCTACCGTCAGCAGTCCTCGCGACGATAGGCGACGCGAAGCCGAATCTCTGGATGGACTTCGCGACCTCGTCAATCGCCGCTTCATTATTCCGGGGGTTCTGATTCCACGGAGTCAGCGTCGACGGGTCTACGTAGACGGCGGCGGCCTCACTCTTCTGCGGCTGGCTCTGGCTCATTGGTTGTCGCTCCTTGCTTCTGGATACAGCCGGCACATATCGCGTCCGGCTTCTTCTTCCCGTAGTGCTTCCACTGCATGCCGCAAGCCTGACAGGTCGCGACGATGAACGGTTTTGGGGCTGCAGGCTTGTTATCTGTCTTCTTCTTCGAAGGCATCTTCTATCTCCAATGCTGTGTGCCAATAATATCCGCGCCTCTTCTTGACCACGATCGACATCTCGCCGTCTCTGTTGAGAGTCACGCCGAGGTCAAAGGGCATCCGATGGTCGCCCCAGTGCAGGACCTCAATGTCGGCCAGATATGAGAACAGGCCAGAATAATCCATGATAGGGCGAGACTCTAAGACCTCGCGCACTTGTTCGGGCTGCTGTGGCTGCGGTGTCGACATCATCTCCATCCTACACCCCCGCACCAAAGTGTGCACGCCTGCCGCGCGACCTTAGCCTCTCATAGTCTTCCGGCGTCATCGTCTCCTCCGCTGTTCTGCGAGGGCTCTCGCGGTCCGTGCTGTAGACGGCAATGAAGCCCGGAACCTTTCGCGCGTCTGCTATTGCTTGCGTGATGTTGTAGCCCTTCTGGCTCTGTCCGTAGTGCTCACCCTTCGGGCATACGCACGCGACTGTGTGCTTGTCGCACTTGCGAAGCTTGCCGGGCGCGTGGTGGTGCACGTATAGCCACCGCCATCCAGTACCTTGGCAATCAGGACAGCCCCTAAAGCCTCGCTCCTTGTCCTCTGTGCCTCGCGTCATCTCGCACACTGTGAGGAAGTCTGCGAGGCTGGGCCGGAAGCTCTCAGACCGTATCCAGGTCTGGGCGCCGAGCTTGATGGCTTCGACGCTTAGGTGCGTGGTCTCTGCGTGCCAAGTGTCGAGGATGCGGTCTACCCACACCTCTGGCTTGCCTTGCCCCTTGACGCTGTGCGCGATGAGGTTGAGGGCATGCCTTAGCGGGCCTCGTGTCGGGTGATATTCGTTCATGATGTCGCTCCTTTGATAGATCTCTGGTACTCATTCCACGAGCAGTATGCGCGCTCCTCGTCTTCTACGACCTTGAGGACTGGCCGTGGTGGCTCGCTTGTCATGCGTCGTATTTCTGCTTCAGCTCTCTCCTTGTCCTCCCATAGCTTGCGCTCCTTCTCAGCCTGTGCGGCCTCCCAGGCGATTCTAATGCGCTCTTGGTCCTCTGGGCTCAGCGGCTCGCTCCTCGTGCTCTCTGGGGCATCCTGGAGCGCCTCAGCCTCGTTCTGGGCGTGGGTCTGGTAGTTGTCATGCCGTGACGGTCGGATGAAGGTGTCGAGGTCGTAGCCTTGACGGAGCGTGATCGCCATCTCAGACGGTGAGGTGTGCCACCACTTCCACGCATGGAGGATCTCCTCCTCTGAGTATTCCTTCAGCCGCGAGCCGAGCTGCCTCCGCCTGTTCGCTGTGAGTTTCAGGGCTCGCGCTCTTGAGCCTCCGTATCTGCTGCGCATCTCGCAGAGCTTCTCGAAGCAGATAGCGACCTTGTCGATCTTCTCTTCTTCGTCCTTCTCTGGCTCTGGCTCTGAGGGCTCTTCTGGCTCGTCTATAGGCTCGTCCCCCGTGGGGGACTTATGGGGGTTTGTGTGATCTTCATCTGTGTGATCTTCACTGTGTATATTAGGGGGACAATCTGACCCCAGTACCGGGGACAATTTGACCCCACCACTGGGGACATTCTGACCCCGGTGACAATCTGACCCCGGTGACTCTGTGTCCCCAGTTGGCAGAGCTTCGAGATTGATCCTGATGCGGTAGACCTTGCCGGCTCCGCCCTCTACAAGGTCCAGCACTCCGCAGGCAATGAGCGCCGACCTGTGACGCTTCACGGACTTCAGCGAGGAGCCGCAGAGCTTCGCAAGCCGATCGCCTCCAGGCCACGCTATGCCGTCAGAGTTCGCGTGCTTGATGTAGACGATCAATAGCAGCCGCTGCATGCTCGGCAGGCTTGATTCAAGGACGGCGTCAGTCGCGCGTCCCTTGTGGAAGTCCATATCTATCTCCGTTGAGGTAGACCTTCGAGGTGTGCCCCTACTCCCAGGAGCTACCCGGGAGATCGTGGGGGCGTGACCTCAACAGATCAAAGCCATTCTATCCTACTTCTCGACCTTAGCAAAGCGCGTTCGCTTGTACTTCTCTGACAGAGCTTGCCGCATGACCTCGCTCCCGCTGTCGTCCATATGCCTGGATAGCTTGCGGAGCTTCGCGGCTTCAAACTCGTCGAGGTAGATCACGACTCGCCTGTCCTTGATATTGCCTCTGGGGCTGTAGCCTTTCGGCCTTCCTACTCGTGTCTCGCTCATGATGTCGCTCCCGCGAAGAGATGAATTTGATCTGTCTGTTCTTTGATGTCGGGCCACACGATTTCTTCAACGCTTCGATTTCTGCTCATTGACACCCACTTTACTTTTACTGATGTGGGGTGATTGTCTCTACCTGGGCGTGGGTGATTCTTCCAGCTACCCCCGCCCGCCTCGCCAGCGCAGCTCCATCCGGCACCTCGCAAGCTCGCCCCCCCCTCAGCGGGCAGCGTATAGGTCAGGATCTTCGTATAGCCCAGCTCAAAGGCTATCCTCCTGCACGCGCCGAGAAGGAAGCTGCAAGCGTTAGGACAGCCATCGGTCGCTACTCGGTTGACCTCGACCGTTCGACCATCGCAAGACAGCCTCGCAACCGGCCTGCCGACCATGGCAACGCCCCTAACGAGTCCAGACTCGTCAACGCATGCCACGCAAAATATACCTATCACTGATGGGTTGTGATGTCTGTGGTTCAACCTCACGAAATTCTTAGCCTGCTCTCTAGTGCACGGAACGATTGAGAGTTTCGGCCTTCCTACTCGTGTGTCACTCATGGATCATTCGCTCCCTTTCTCGCACAATCTGGATGGAAATAGTAAAAGACATATTCGTTTAGGTCCTCATGTAGAATCTCGACGCAGTATGCCTCGGCACGCTCTCGGCTCAGGCCGCTTCTGTGAACGGTCAACGGGTACCCAGACCGGTCAGATCCCGCAGTCACCACAGACCACGCGCCGCCCGACTGTAGCTGCACCATCAGAGCAACATCATCGAAGACGTCGCAATAAAGCATGCGAGCCTCTGCTGCTTTAACGGTCTCGTGATCGTTCCAGTCAGTCGTGTAGTCGCGCCACTCAAATTTCGCTTCATCGACTATCTTGAATCTGTAATCATGCTTCATGGTGTCGCTCCTCGCCCCCTTTCGGGGGCTGTGATGGTTACCAGTCGCGCCGGCTGTAGTTATCGTTTGCAGCACCTTCCCACTCTTCCTCTGTGGTGCATCCAGCGTGGACCACTTGCCACTTTCCGGTCTGCTGGTCTCTGCCCATGAGGGCTCCCTCTTGAGCCTTTACAGCGCTCATGCAGCGCTTGCAGAATCCCGGGTAACGGTTCGCCCTGAATGGGTGCTTATGGCTGGGCTGCTCTGTGTCTTGTGTTCTCATAGTGTCGCTCCTTGCCCCCTTTCGGGGGCTGTGTGTGTTTAGTCAGATTTAAGGGCTGCATTCAGCGCGAGCATGTGCGGGCGCCAGGATTTGTAAGTAATTCCACACGTTCCAGGCTGGACATCTCCGTTTTCGTCGATATAAGACGAACCTTTCCGCAGATCGTCTTCTTCGACAAGAAACATGATATCGTCGGTCGTAAAGCCCCACGCGGAGAGGATTGATCCGGGAGCAAACATTGCTCCAATCACGTCCTGTGCCGCGTCGCCGAATTTACATCCTGGCGTGTATCTGTTCGCAAACCTGAACACCTTTAACGCTCTGGCGAGTTCTTGCTTCAGGTCTTGCTTGATCTCTTCGGTTGTCTTGTTGATGGATGAATAGACCATGGTGTCGCTCCTTCGGGGTGGATGCCCCTGCTGACATCTTCGATTCTATTAGCTGTGCACATGATAAGCAAACATAAACACCCCCTATCCAGCGCAGCGCGTCGAATAGAGGGCGATCGATCGACTGTGATCGAGTGGCGCAAAATGCAGAAGAGCCCCCAGGCCGGTGATGACCTGAGGGCTCAAGGTGCTGAGCTGCTGCCACAGATGAGCCCGCCCACTCTATCAAAGCAACCGCTACTTGTACACCATCACAGGTTTATTCTCGATGCTGAAGCCGTCTC